TAGAAAGTTGTTTAGCTTCGTCGATTTGATGTTCGTTATGTTTAAAAATCAAGTAGTCCCATTCTGCACGACCACCTGCATCTATGAATGCTTTTGCATTTGCTATGAGCTTATCCCACTCTACGTTTCTTCTGTACAAGTGGTTTGTGTCTGCTAGTCCGTCGATACTAAATGTAATTTGCCATGACCAGTGATCTCTTAGTTTCTTTGAAAACAAAGTTCCCATCTTAGCCCAGAATTCTGGTTTACGCATTCCACCGTTCGTATTCATACGAATGACAGTTGTTGGACTTACTTGATCTATGTATTCGCAAATCTCGTATAGATCTTTTGCCATGCCGGGGTCACCGTGAACACCGCAAAACAAAATTACTTCACACTTGTTAACAACTTCTGGTGGAAAATATTGTTTAAATTTTTCAATAGTAATTTGATCTATTTCTAAATCTGGACGAGTAAGTGGACTGTTAACATGAAATCGAGTACACATTGGACACGCAGCATTACACGCATTAGACAGCTCGATGTGTAATTGATCTAGTTGATCAAAATTAAAAAAGTTATTATTCATAGTTTATTGTCTTTGCATATTCTGGATATACTGTTGCAAAATTTTGTCCTCGATATTCATCGTGTGCTTTTACATGTCGATTAAACTTTTCCCAATTTTCTGATTTAGCAGTGCCGTTAATAATAAAATTAATAATTCCTGGAATATGATACTCATACATATACCCATCAACATCTTCTTTAGGAATTGACTTGAGTATATCAACAACATAGGATTTTACGTCCGTTGGCAGTTGAGTTAAGTTATATTGTATTGGTCCGTGTACTAAATTAAGATAGGGTCCAAATTCTTTAAAATTTGTATTGTGTTCTTTTAATATTGCTGGCAATCCTGTAATGTTTATTGTACTCAAAGTAATACACCAACCTAGATAGATGTTACCTGTTCTATTACTAAGTTCTACTGCCTTTTTCATATTTTCTTTTACTTCGCTCCATTTAGCAGGATAACGCATGTATTCGAATTGTTCTCCTATACCGTCGACACTGAATGATAAATGTACGTGTCTAAAATGTTTGAATATTTCAACTTTTTCAGCAGGCCACTGTGTGCCGTTGGTAGCATAGTGTACTTCGATATCTTTAGCATATCCTTTTTCAACAGCAACTTCTAAGATACGCCACATTTTTTTACTCATGAAAGGCTCACCGCCATAGAAGTCGAACTGTTTAATCGTTGCTAAGTTATTTTCTAGATCATCCCAAAACGGACTTTCGTCATCGTAGTGCTGATGATACTTTTTCATACTTTGAGCAAATAATTTATATGTAGAATATCTCTGGTTTTCATAAACATCGTAGTCCTCTTCCATCCAAGTACTACTAGAATGACTTCCGCAGGTTCTGCATTTTAAATTGCAGGTATTGCCCAAGTTTAATTCAACTTTGGCAAGACCTTTAAAGGGTGCATTTCCTTTACGTAACCAGTCAACGTATTTGTCGTTATCGCGCTGACGCTTACTTTTACGACCAGCGTCTTCTTCTTCGAAACACCAACTGCACTTATCGTGTCTCTTTCCGGAACCCAATGTATCTCTCACTTCCTGAAATGCTTTCTGATTAAAATTAATTGCAATAGGTTCAGCACCTAATGAATGTTTTAGATCTTGATCTCGATACATGCAACAAATTTTTGTTGTACCAGTATTATTTCCACTCATTGCGTGGTCAGCGTTTACACACCAGGTAGTTTTATTTTGTTCGTTTATCATAATTTTAATAGTTCTCTAATACAGTTTGGGTCGTTTGAAACATTTTTATCTTTAAGGATATCTATCATAGTCGATGTATTATTTAAATTTTCATACATGCGATCGGCAACTAATTTATTATTTTTCCAATTCATGTGGCAATATCGCATATCGCCTGAGTATATCATTTTTATAAATTGTTCTTGTTCTACAGGTGTTAATTGTTGTTGTTCAAATTGGATTAGGTCAATAGCATTATATATGCAAAATCCTGCTCTGCTTTCATAATTAATCAACGTACCGTTATCAAACGGCATGAAATTTATCAATTTTATGTTATTATCGCGACATAGTTGATTCACATCATTAAATATTTTTTGATATACAAAAAGATCAAACTCTTCCGAGTTTACGATGGGGTATGTATCTAAAAGAATTTTTGCAACATCACGTTTTTCTTTGGCTATATTAGGAACGAATAATTTATTTACAGTAATATGGTGCATTGTTTCGTATTCTTTTTGGAGACTATGCCACCGATTGTGCTGACTATATACAAATACTATGTGTGAGTAGTCTTTGTAATGTTTTATAAAATTATTAAAACTCCACCAGATACTTGTTCCATGTAGTGCGTATAAAGTAGAATCAATATTTAATAAATCAGAAAGAGTTTTCGCCCATGGCTCTCCAGATATGGGTAGAGGAGATAGGTCTTTACTTGCAAAGCTATCTCCAAAAATTCCAAGATGTTTTTTAATATTCATTGTAAACTGTTTTGCACAATTCGTAAAAATCTTTATATTCTGGAAAGGTCTTTAATAAGTTAGTATTTAACCGCTTGTCGTTTTCTGAAAAGAAGCTGTAAAAGTCTCTGCGACCAGCACGAATTTTTTCTGCAGGAATTGTTTTTTCCTTCATATAATCTGTAACACGAAGCATTTTTTCATATTCAACATCTGTAAACCATTTTTTATTATCTACAATAAATTGTAGTTGACGTTCTTGATGTTTTATGAAATCGTCTGTAAGAATATTAATCATCCAGTGTGGTGGTTCTTTTAAGTAAGGGGTATCAAAGGAGACTGATTCAAATCCAAACTTCTCACGCCATTCAATCACCTTTTCTAATAGTTGTTGAAAGTTAGTTACACAAAGAACATTATATGTACACATTAAGTTTACAGTAGCACCTGCTTTGATTACTTCTATCATGTTGCGTTCCCAGTGATCACATTTAAGTCCTGTACGCATATACTCTGCTTGCTCGCCCCAACTATCAATGCTGGTAAAGAAACTAAACTTACGAATTTTCTTTTGACGAACCAGACTAGTTACTCTTTGAATAAGTCTGTCAACACGATCGAATGTTACACCTAGATTACTGTTTAATGTAATTTCTAAGTGAGGGGCTGGTTCGTCTTCTAACAGATCAAAAAACTGCATTGCACCTGGATTCATTAGAGGTTCACCGCCTGTGATGCGGAGTGTGTGTAGATCTTTACGCAGACTGGGCCACCATTTCCAGAATGCTTCAATGTAGGGATTTTCGTCTTTAGGACCATAGTATGTTCCGTTGGTCATAAACTCAATGCCATACTGATTATAGGTTAGATCGTAATTACCATGCTTCTTGATTTCTTCTGTCCACATGGTGCTTGCTTGTGGGCAGCAATAACCGCAACGATAATTACAGCCATTACCAAAACTAACTTCTAGGTAACGAGGATTAACTGGTGCATCCCAGGGAAGCTCTGCTAGTTTTTCAATCAGCGGTTCGCTAAAATCACTTGAACTATGTATCATTCTGTCACTGATATGCTCGCCTGGTAGATCTTCAATATTCCAACAATATTGGCATTCGTTAGGGCGACCTCCTTCTAACATAGTTTTACGCTGTTCTTTTTTCCATCTTGTATTGTGTAACGCACTAGGATCTGCTGCAATTTCATCTAAGCCAATATGATGCGGGCGTGGATGATAGCAACTATGATTATCACCGGTGTGTAGATACAGAGTTTGGTGCAACCACTTCATTGCACAGAATCCCGAACCAACTTTGTTTAATCTATCTCTTACGTTTTTAATAAACGTTACTCTGTTTTCTTGCATTTTGCCTCGCATTCTTTCCAGAAAGTTTCTAACTCTGGAAATGTATTTAAAAAATTTGTGTCTTGACGCTTGTCTTGCTGGCTAAAAAATAAATAAAAATTCTCTTTAGCTAATTCACTGTTAAATCCAGTGTCTGATTTAATCCAATCGATCAATCTCTGTACTTTGCTAATTTCAAAGTCGCTAAATCCTTTAAACTCGTTCCATTTGGTTTCTGGATTATATTTCATAAACTCAATTGTGCGTTCTAACTCAGAAACTAAATCAGGTAATAATTTAGGATTCAAAAAATCGGGATCAATTAACTGAGGCACATCAAACCAAACCAACTGACGACCACTGTTAAATTGTTTGCGTAATTTTAATATATTTTCCATGTATTCGTAAAATCGTGTGTACGACAACGCATTAAAAGTGATAATAAATGTCAAACTATGTTTATCGCTGTTTTGGAGATAATCAGTTACATTGGTGTATAGCATGTCAAAGTTCATGCCGTTACGTATATATTCAGCCTGTTTGCCCCACGAGTCTAAACTGCAAAACAACATAAAGTGGTCAATTGCATTTTTTTCAGTGATTTTCTTCAATGATATCATGAACTTATTCCACTGATTTCCAGGCGGGCAGCAATTTGACGTTATAGACAGGTTTAAGGCAGGATGTGGGTGCTCGTATACATAATCAAACATTTTAAAAGTATTTTTATCCATCAACGGTTCGCCACCAGTCATACGGAACGTTTGTAGCTTTGGATAAACTACAGGCATCCATTTCCAAAAGGCTTTTAGATAAGGATTGTCAGGACCGTTGTCGATATTGAGTTTTTTTACCCATGTAATGTCATTGTGCCAGCGATCAGATAAAGTGATAGCACCGCTTTGTTCTATATCCTGTTGCCATGCTGTGCTTAGGTGCGGACTACAATAGCTGCATTTAAAATTGCAGGCCTGATTGAAGTTTACTTCAACATATCGAGGTATTGCATCACCTTCAAATCCCAATGCCTTGGCTTCCTCAATTAGTCCGTCTTCGTAAACGTCCTTACTGCGATATGCGCGATCGCTGAGTTGATTGCCACTGTCTTCGATTTGCCAACAAAATTCACATTCTTTAGGACGAGTCCCTTCTAGCATTAATTTACGTTGTTCTTTTTTATACTTGGTATTATGCAACGCACTTACATCGATCACTATTTCATCTAATGGAATTTGATGTGCTCTAGGATGATAACAACTATGAGTCTTTCCTGTGGGAATATGTATACTAACGTTATACCATTTGGCAAGACAGAAACTAGGACTAACCTTGTTTAGTTCTTTATACACATATTCAGCGTCGGCAAGATAACGAGATTCATATCTACCATTAATCTCTTTAAGTTCATTGCCTTTTATATTACGATTATATTCCACTAAACTGTTCCTGTAACCATTCAAAGTCATTGATTTTATTAAGAGCGTCTGGATTATTTTTATTAGTTTCGCCGTAATGTCTACCCGCCTGTGCCCCGGCAATTGCATATGCCCCAAACGGTTGTTCAACACCAGCTGAACACCATATGTCCAATCGTAGTTTAGTTTCTTCTTCGTACTGCCTTTCAATAATACGACTAGCTAGTTTACAACATTCTCTAAAGGCCGATCTCCATGTTGCAAACTCATCAGTATTGAAAGAGTTAATATTAGACACAGTATTCATGGCTTTAAACTTGTCAGATATACTTGTTGTCATATCCGAAGTATTAACATTCATATTCAATGTTAGGTGTCTTGGTAATAATTTAACACCACCGTTACCGTATTCTAAATTGTTAATAGGATTTTTACTTTGCCACACATGAACACAATCTATATCATAGCTTGACATCACTGTATCAAAACTAAAACTGTCTTCAATTATTGCATCGCCATCGACTATCCATATCATATCAGTATCACATATACTTGCTGCTTTAATATGTGCATTGTGAATTCCTTTCACGCCACGCACTCGTTTGGCCCTAGGACACATATCTATTAATTTTTTATAGTTCTCGTCAGCGTTGGGCTCGTTATAAGAAATAAAAACAACATCATATAAACGATGTTTAGATACTAGTCGATCATGTTCTTTTTTCTCAATTAAAAATCTATGTTTAAATTCTCGTTGTCCTATAATTTTATCTTTAGACAATAATACTAGTCCGTTGGTATGAATTTCTTTACCGTTAAACAGATGCTTAAATGTATGATTTTCTTTTCTATCATGATCATATTTTCCATCATTAGGATCAAAATATAGATCAAATACAGATTCATCTACAATATCTATCTCAGGCCATATCCCCCAAAACATCGGCTGTGTTTCATTTTTTAAAATGTCTGTGTAGTTGTCGTATGACGAAAGAACATATCTATTATATCTATACCGACTAACAACAGTTGTATGTTCTTTTTTGTCTATTAAATATCTACGGTTAAATTCTTTTTGCGAAATAACTTTTTCTTTTGAGAATAAAACTAGCCCGCACAAATATGTTTCTTTGTCATTGCATAGATTTTTAAACACGTGATTTTCTTTTCTATCATGATCATACTTTCCATCGTTGGGATCAAAATATAAATCAAAAATTGTTTCATCTATAATGTTTATTTCGGGCCATATACCCCAGAATAAAGGTTGAGTTTCTGTTTCTATAATTTGTTTATATTCTTCGTAACTGGAAATATTGTATCGATTATATCTATACCTACTAACTATGCGGGTATGTTCTTTTTTGTCAATTAAATATTTTCTATCAAATTCTTTCTTAGAAATAATTTTAGATTTAGAAAATAAAACAACTCCGCTTAGATATGATTCTTTATCATTGCATAAATTTTTAAATACATGATTTTCTTGCCTATCATAATCTAATGCACCATTGTTAGGATCAAGATAAAAATCAAATATTGTATCGTCAATAATTTCTATACTAGGCCACTGACACCAAAACATTTGTTGTTTTTCATTGTCAATAATCTCTAAATAATCAGCATAAGAATTAATTTTATAAACTGGGTATTGATATTTGCTGACAACTTTGTTGTGCTCTTTTTTATCTACAGCATACTGTTTATCAAACTCTCGATTTGATAAAGGTTTATATTTGCTGCAAAGGATTACTCCGCTGAGATAAGATTCAACACTATTGCAGAGATTTTTAAATACATGATTTTCTCTGCGGTCATAACTATTATGATGACTAAAATATATGTCAAAAATTGATTTGTCAGTTACAGTAACTTCTGGCCATACTAGCCAAAACATGTCGTCGGTTATGTGTTGGTATTCGTTGAATGTATTAGGACTGTATGTTTTATATTGTTTTGGAATACTAGCAACAATATCAATTTCTTTTTTAGCTGTAAAAAATCTATGATGAAATTCACGCTGAGAAATCGTCAACGATTTAGGAAACAAACAAATACCATCATAGTGTTCTCCGTTTTTAAAAACGTGAACATACATGTCATCCCACTTAGTGGCTTTATAATCTAATAAATTAAATTCTGTAAGATTTATATCGTCCCAGATAACCCAGAACATTTTTGTAAAGGATTTAGATTGAATTTCTTCGTAAGATTTTATGTTTGTTAATTTTTGAGCAAGTGGATACCTAGACTTTATTGTTGACCAGTCTTTGTCATTTCCGTTGCTTGCTGAAACATAAAAAATATCATACATTCGTAGGCACCGGCATCTTAAAATAAGTGTCGTTGAGATTCATGGTTTCATTATACAAATCTAAAGTAAATTTGCTCTGCTGTGCATCAAGAAAAGGCCAATCTAATCCCAGACTCATTTTTATTTTATCGCCTAAATTTTTAATCTCATCTATTAATCCGTCACCGTTTACTTCTTGATAAGGTTTTCCATATTGATTCCATATATCTCTGAGTATTTCAAAATCTCGAACATCAACATAATTCCATTCAGTGCAGTTGGCCATCCATGTTCCTAGTCTAGCACCATAGACTGCATAGATTCCATTTTCTTCGTGAGCACCCACAGTTGACCACATGCGCAGTCTGTGAATATTATGCCACCATATGCGTTCTTTAATTTCCATCGGAGGAACTTTAACGCCGTCAAGCAAGGTCATTTTAACACCTTCTCGAAATCCTGCTCTCCATGCTTGAAATGATGATCCTGTAATAACACTTTCACTGAACGTTAATGGAAAATTTCTATATCCATCTTCCCAACAAAAATCTACTTGGCCGCGATCACTGTTGGAATTTTCATGTGTCTTCATGTTCAAGACAAAATCCTTACGCCAGATTTTTAATCCACCATTGCCATATCGAAGACCGTTAATTGCATTACGACCACACCAACCATAGACCTGTATCTTGGGATCACTCATGTCAAGGTCGATGTTAAAAAATCTAGGATCTACAATGTTGTCAGCATCAACTGTGATAAACCAATCTGTTTCACTGGCTTCTGCTGCGGCTTTATGGGCATGGTCAGATCCTTTGACTCCGTGAATGCGTTTAGCCCACGGAACTTTGTTACACAAATCAGCATAATGCAGATCTGCATTAGGCTCATCGTAACTTAAAAAAACTACATCAAACTCGATTACTTTCATTTATATTCGATCACATAATTCTTAAATAGGCGTCTTGTATACACACTGAATCTATCATATTCAATGTTTTTAATTGTTACATTATGCCCAACTAGTTCATTTAGTTTAACAGAAAACATCTGAAAAATCAAGTTGGGATCGTTGTAATCGGTGATTAAAAAATCCATATCGGTAGAACCATCCCAAATAAATTGTCTTGTTCCGATGCTGCCTTTGTGTTTTTTAGTTCCACCGTATTCTGTAGACAGTTGAATTTTCAAATATTTGCTTTTCGAACTGTATGTTAGATGTATGTCCGATTTAAATTCTTCCAAATATTTGATGTCAGGAATTCTATGCAATACATCATCTAATTTGTTTAGTGTCTTTTTTTCAGCTATCTCTAACTGTCCTGACTCTACATTTATTTGACAGTTGTGTATCTGTGTTTCAGCTGTGATTATAGATTCAGCAATTTCTTGTGATATCTGCACTGTATGTTTTTGATCTGCAAAAGCATGATCTGGTCCTACGCTGATAACTCGACCCGTATTTGGATCAAACACCGCTACATATTGTATAATCGGTGGCTTGTATTCTTTCAGCCATTTATCAAAATCTTCTATAGTTTCCATGCTTTGGTCTCCAAGATATGTATGCACTCATCTGTGATTAAATTTTTCTCTACGTAATGCACAATATCATTCTGTTGAAAATTTCCTATCTTTAGTCTAGCATCTGCATTGAGATAAAATCCCACATGATCGCTCCAAGTGTCAGCCGGCCACGGCCAATTTTGCAGCATTGGTTTCATATGCACTACTCGAGGAAATGGTAAATCGTATGCGACGTCATCAGTTATATCTAGTATTTTAGCAGCCAGTGCGAATGCTTCATCTGTGCCAACGACCTTGGGTCTATGTTCATTTAGAAACTGATTAGTGAATTCATTGGGATTTTTTATAATCTGTCGGCCTAAATCAAAAAATTCTTGGCATAGCACAGATCCTTTAGAGAAAAAAGTCCACATAGAGTATAAATCTGGCAGGCAGTTTCTGTCAAAGGTTTTTCTATATGTGCGATCTGTGATTGTTTCGCCCCTATAGGTATAGACTTGGTTGGCCACATATAATTCACTGTTAGCAATAAAATAATCAATCCAATGACTGTAATCTCGTAGGAATAACATGTCAGCGTCAAGGCATACTGTGTGATCAAACGGAGACAGTTGATCCATCCACGATCTACCATCCCAATATTTCTCTTGGTCCCATTCTATCACTGTGTCAAACACCCACGGACTTGATAATTTTTCAAGCGATTTTTTGTTGTCAATTACCAATGCCACCTTGTCATACCCTGGTTTTTGTGTGGTTTTTATACTCAGAGCTAGAGCATAGGCGCACTTGAGATAATCAATGTCATCATTGTGTGCTACAAATAACAGATACCCAAAGTTCATATCAACTCCATTAACTGTTGTTGATGTCTCAATATACTTTGTTTATTCATCACATGTATATCAACTCCAGTCACTGATGCTGCACAATATGTGGCATCCAATCGATGATCGATCAAGAATGTCAATTTGTCCTTGTCGACGGCTGTGAGTATGTCTTTGTCCATCACTGATAACACAGGCGGCAGCGTTGGTGTGTTCATGTTTTCAAATCCATCTAGCATATGCTTGGCAACACTAAACGCTATGTCATTTCTATATTGTCTATGATCAAATCGAAAGACATCAGCATAGTGCTTGTAATTTTCTTTGATTAAATTCACCGTATCAAAAAACAGTTTGGACTGTGGATTTTTCGTGAACATCACTGTGGTTGCCCAATACATTTTACAGCTGGTTTCACAGACGTATCTATCAAGGTATCCTAATCTATCTTCGCTATATATGTCGTTGATCGAATCTCCTATCATAACGTCAGCTTCTACATTCCAATATTTGTTTAGATTATCACTGAATATTAAAAAATCGCTGTCTATCAGCAGTGTTCTATCATAGGGTGTAAGGTCCCATACAGAATGTCTGTTGGTATTGCAAAACGGTATTTTTTTATTAATTACACCGTCGTGCAATCCACGTTGATTATCCGTAACAGGCTTATCAACAATTATAACATGTTCGAATACTGTTTCAACCTGCTGCCATGTGCGGGATTCGATCAACCATTCCTTGGTGCTAAGGTCTGTGACCAATGACACTGGAACATTAAGATGTTTTTTTGCAAGCCCGCCACTGATCACTGCTAATAATCCGTAATCTACTTCACGATTATTATGTGCGAAAATTAAAATGCCATTGGTCATTATGCGATAAGTTTTTCTACAGATCTAGATTTCTTGATCTTGTCAAATTCTTGAAAGTATTCATTGGTGACTTCGAAATATCTGCTGAAGATTTCATCACGAAAAGCTTCTAGATTTTCTATCAAAATGGGATTTTCGTTGCTGTCCAACAGCACTGTTCCAGAAACTCTGCCTTTGCTACACAGCATTTCAACAAATGTCAACAGATTTCTATCAATGGCAAACAGCCCGCCAGAGAAACCATACATCAGTTTGGCAGCTGTGCGTTCTTTGAGAATTTTTTTGTGGATTGAAAAAGTCTGCTGATAATTGGCAA